GCAAGTTGATGATGGATCAGGTACTGGTAGTACAGAGCCACGATTTTCTTGTAATGTTGTTATCCAAAATCAGAAACAGGCATACGATCTGATCAATGATTTATGTTCTGTGATGCGTGTCATGCCTTTTTATTCGGCTGGCACAATATCAATCACACAGGACAGACCAACAGATCCAAGTTATTTATTTAACTTATCAAATGTTACAGAACAGGGGTTTTCTTATAGTAATTCAGCAAAAAATTCAAAAATAACTGTTGTTAATGTTGCATATTTTGATAATGAAACCCAGCAGATTGAATATGAAACTGTAGAAGATACCGCTTTACAAACAAAATATGGAGTTGTTACAAAAAATTTAAGAGGTTTTGCCACCACATCAAGAGGAATGGCATCTCGTCTTGGAAAATGGTTTCTTTACACACAATCCAATGAGGCTGAAATTGTAAACTTCACCACCACTCTTGAATCAGGTACTTTGGTAAGACCTGGGGCGGTGATAAATGTTGCTGATCCACTAAGGGCAGGGGTTAGAAGAGGTGGTCGTATAAAAACAGGAGTATCTACAACACAGATAATCGTTGATGATGAAAATAATACAGATTTGGCAACAACAGATTCTGCAACATTATCAGTAATACTTGCAGATGGCACTCTTGAAACAAAAACAATTTCTACAATATCAGGTACAACAATAACGGTATCTTCTGCATTTTCATCAACGCCACCATCAAACAGCGTCTGGGTAATAGAAAATACAACAGTTCAGCTTCAAACCTTCAGAGTGATCGGTGTCACAGAAGTTGATCAGCTTGCATATCAGATCACTGCCGTTGCTCATAATTCATCTAAATATGCAAACGTGGAAGATGGCACAGCACTTGCCACAAGAACAATCACAACACTAACGGAACTGAAACCCTCTCCAAGTAATTTACAGAGTTCAGAGCAGATTGTTGTGTTGAATAACCGTGCTGTATCAAAACTATTTATCCAATGGCAGCCTGTAGCTGGTGTAACGGAATATATGGTGCAATATAGATTTCAGAATGAAAACTTCATATCAGAAAGAATTACAAGGCCAGACTTTACTATTTTTGAAACAAAAAATGGTGTTTATGAGATCAGAGTGTTCAGTTATAACGCATTAGGAAAACCAAGCATCACCCCAGCAACAACATCAATCACAACAGTTGGTAAGACAGCCCTGCCAGCAGATGTGCAGAACTTACGCATTGAACCTATATCAGATCAGTTTGTGAGATTGCGTTTTGATAAATCCACAGACGTTGATGTGATTCACGGTGGTAACGTGGTGGTTAGATCGTCAAACCTTACTGATGGTACTGGTACATTTACCAATTCCGTTGATGTGATCCCTGCCCTCCCAGGTAGTATCAGTGAAACGATTGTGCCGAATATTGTTGAGGGTGAATATATTTTAAAATTCAGAGATGATGGTGGCAGGCTGAGTTCTGGTGAGACATCAGTTTTAGTTACAAGTCCTGACCCTTTACCTAAATTAACAGTTTTTACAGATAGAGAAGATACAGATTCGCCACCCTTTGGCGGTGCAAAAGTGGATTGTTTTTTCAGTGAAGATGTAAATGGTCTTGTACTAGGTTCTTTAATAACTCTTGATGATGTGACAGATTTTGATGCCATGGCCGATTTTGACTTTTTGGGTGCTGTCGATATAACAGGTGGTTCTTATGAATTTGCTAATACTTTGGATTTAGGTGGTAAACAACCTTTGAGATTACGCAGACATTTTGTGACGCAGGGTTTTTATCCTAATGATCTGATAGATAAAAGATCAGCAAATATAGATATCTGGACAGACTTTGACGGTGCTACTGCCTTTGATGTTGGGGCATCATTATTAGTGGCAACAACTGATCTTGATCCCGATTTATCAGTTTCAGCCACCTACGAACAGAGTGGCACAACTATAACCATAACCAAAACCTCTCATGGATATTCTGTCGGTGATTTTGTTGTGATAGATTTTACTGCTGGATCTGCCACAGATGGTAATTATGAAATACAGACAGTTCCAACTGCAAATACTTTTACCGTTACATCTGCAACAAGTGCGACCATATCAAGTGGAACATCTTGCACCTATGGAGCAAACTTTTCAAGATTTAATCCCTTTGTAAACGGTACTTATGTAGGTCGTGGGTTTAAATTCAGATGTGAAATGGATTCTGATGACCCAGCACAATCTATAGAGATAGACCAGCTAGGGTATACAGCCGAACTGGAAAGAAGAACAGAGCAGAGATCAAATATCTCTTCAGGTACATCATCATCTGGCCTTGATATTACATTTGATCAAACATTCTTCACAGGGCAGGCTGGTACAAGTGTCGGGGCAGGCACACAATTGCCAAGTATTGGTATCACTGCAAATGATCTTGGTGGCACGGACAGGTTTGAAATTACAAGTATTTCAGGCACTGGTTTTAATATTAAGTTTTTAAATGCTGGTAATGCTGTCCAGGATAAAACATTCAGTTATACTGCCGTAGGATTTGGGCGTGGTAGTTAATTTTAAAGTAGGATATACTTAGATAAAAAATTAGGTTAGACAATGGCTCAACATGATTATGTTATAGATAACTCCACAGGAGCTAACGTTAGGGCTGATATTAATAATGTTTTACAGGCAATAGCAACAAATAATTCTGGCTCTTCTGATCCTTCAACAACTGTAGCTTCACAATTTTTTGCAGATACAAACGCAGGCATAATGAAGCTGCGTAATACTTCTAATAATGGATATGTAAACCTGTTTACTTTAGCTGGTGGTATTGATGTTGATGCTGCAAGTACTTTTAGTGAAGATGTAACTTTTGAAGGTGCAAGTGCCAATATATTTTTTGATAAATCAGCAAACACTTTAGATTTTTTAGATGGTACTTTTGCTGCTTTTGGAAATGCAAGAGATCTTCGTATATACCATAACGGTAGTAACAGTTACATTCAAGATCAAGGTACAGGTAATCTTCATTTAACATCAAATGGAACAGCAGTATCTATTGATAAAGGTACTTCTGAAAACATGGCTGTGTTTAATACTGACGGAGCAGTAGAGCTATATCACGACAACAGCAAAAAATTTCAAACCTATTCAGCCGGAATCCAATTTTTTGGAAACATAAAAAATGAAACTGATGGCACTAACCAGGGTTTGTTTCTTGGAGCAGCGAATGATTTTCAGTTTTACCATGATGGCAATAGATCAGCAGTAAATAATAGAACTGGCGATTTAAGACTTTTAGGTGCTGGAAATATTGTTCTTGGTCGTGCTGATTCTAATAATACTACATCATTTGATGAACAATATATAAGTTGTAATTCTAATGGAGCAGTAGAGCTATATTATGACAACTCTAAAAAGTTTGAGACAACAAGTGCTGGAACTCAAGTTTCTGGAAATCTTGTATGTGGATCTGTAACTCTTAGTGGAGGAGGATTAGCTTTAGCTGATGATGATAAAGTTATATGCGGAAATGGTGATGACCTAAAAATTGGGCATGATGGTAGCGAATCATTTGTATTTAATGATAATAGTGGTGTAAACCTTGTTTTAAAAACTGCTGCAAGTGCTGTTATAAAGCATGACACTGAAACCATGGCACAATTTATTGGAGATGGGTCAGCTGAACTATATTACGACAACAGTAAAAAGTTTGAGACTACCAATTCGGGCATTGCTGTAAGCGGAAAAATTGGAGTTGGTTCTACTGCTGCTAATAACTCAATAAATGTTGATGGTAATGCTGGTAATGGTCAGACAACTTTATTTTATGGATTTGGTACGATTGACCTTACTTCTGCATCAGATGAACGTGTAAAAAATAATGTAGTGGATACTGCAAAAGGACTTGATGATATTCTTAAATTAAGAATTGTTGATTTTACTTACACACCAGAATATGCAGAAGATTCCACAACTGTTAGAACAGGTGGTATTGCACAGGAGTGGCAAAAAGTAGACCCAAATTTAGTAAATAGTGAAAATGACGATTTATTATTTATTGAATATAAACGAGTAATTCCGCACTTAATTAAGGCAGTACAAGAACTTTCAGCTAAAGTTGCAGTATTAGAGGCTGCTTAATATACTAGGTAAACAAATATTTTTATTATGACTCCAGAAGAGCTTATCCAAGAAACAAAAGAATCTATTGAATTTAATACAAAAAAAATCGAAATATTAGATAAAGATATTGAACAGATTAAGCAAGAGGCGCAACAAAAAATAAATAAATTACAACAAGATAGAAATCTTATTGTTGGACAGATAATAAAAGACCAAGGTGGTGTAGAAAAGTTAGAAAAATTGATTAATGCTAATAATAAAGTAGAATCTAATTAAGGTTTTTAAAAAGTCATGGCAATTACAAAAACATGGGAAGTAAACACAATGGAACGTGATGTTTCAGATGGTTATGTTACCAAAGTAATTTATAGAGTAAAAGGTATTTCTGATTCAGAAGAGAAAGCAAGAGCAACAGGAGAGGTCAATTTTACAAAGCCTTCTTCATTACCAAGTGATTTTGTTGCCTTTGCAAGTTTAGATGCTGCAACTGTTTTAGGTTGGGTAAAGACTGCTTTAGGAACTGATGAGGTGTCAGCAATAGAAACAAATTTAGAAGCGCAAGTAAATGAGGTGCTTACTCCTACAACTGCTTCTGGTGTACCCTGGTAGATAGGACAGAAAGTCCAACATAAAGTGGTGCTAATGCACAGATTCCACAGAAAGTTATAATAGTCACAGGTACTAATGCTTTTGTAAAGGCTTCTTTAATCATGTTTCAGAAAATATCAAACATTTTAAGTATAGCTTCATTTGTTCTTATTACTAGCACTTTAGGGGCATCATATTTTGGCTACAAATACCTTAGATCACCACAATTTCAGAACAAAATTATGAACATGGTGTTATCTGATGTACAAAAACTAATGCCAAAGATGTTAGATAATAACCTCCCAAAAGTGACAGGGCCATCACTACCAATTCCATCAAAGAAAATTGGTTTATGAATTGTTGGTACTGCAAAGCAGAGTTAGAGTTTGAAAAAGAAACCGATATTGACCAAGATTTTGAACCTATTTTATTTGCAGAATTTTCAGTAAGAACTAATCTATCTTGCCCAAAATGTTTCTCATCAGTGCAGGCTTTCAAAAGAAGAGATGCTTATGACTGAGATACCAGAGATAATAATTCCAGAAATCCCACAGATAAATGTAAACACTTATATCTCCACTCCTTTACCTTTTTTAAATGTACCTTTACCAAACATAGATCTCCCTGGATGTGTCAAGACTCACAGAGATGCCTCCGTTAAAAATACACAGATTATTGAAGATGACGTAAATGGAGCGTTTTATAGTTGCCCTGAAGGTAAGATCCCCTCTTTTGTACCAATAAATTATGATCGAAAAAAAATAGAGATTGTTGAGCAAAAACAAGAAACCCCTCCAAGTACACCTGATATTCCAGAGGCAAAACAACCTGAAATACCTGATATTCCAAAAGAAAAAGAAACGATAAAACTAGAACCCTGCCCTGGTAAAAACAATCAAAGAGTTGGGGATTTTCGTAACGAAAAACGCTTGGAACGTGTTATCGGCCATGAAAGAGGGGATGATGGGGTTGAATGTATAACGCTTTATGAAGATGTCCCGTTTAAGGATCAGTACATTCCAGAAGTTTCTAGCATTGTATCTACTGCTGTTATTGGCTTGGTCGCTGCCAGTTCTCCACTTTTACTTAATATCATCAAACCATTAGTTAAGAATATCGTAAAGAAACTTACAAAGAAGAAAGATAAGGTAAAATAAATTTTAAGCGATAAGCCCAGCATCATGTCATTGACTTGACCGCTGCTCTGTTGGACAGCCTTATTGTTTTTTAGACAAGTCTTACCACAGCCCGTGGCTTGTCTTAATATTTTGCGATGGCTAATATTAAAGTAGTGGTCATAAACCGACTCCTCACACACACTCCAAAGTAGGTAGGTTTTCTTTGTTTTCCTATCTACTTTTCTTTTAATATTTTGTGGGTGTGAGGTAATACCTGATTTGCTTTTGGTACTAAATAAACATCCTTACAGATATTAAAAAATAGGCTGTCCGTAGTCAGGTATATTCCCTCCTGTTTCAATTTGCCACATTCCCGAATCCGTGCGATCTGCCAGTCTAATCGTTTATTCTCCAACACTTGTTTTTGTATATTTATTTGTGTATCAGCAGCAGATTTACATTGATTCTGTAATCCACGATCTAATGGAATACTAAAACTTGCAGAAATACCAAAATTTAACGCATAACTGTCTTTATTTGTTCCTGAATAGTTTTTTTGATTAAAAAGCACATTACCTGGGTTGTCAGGAACACCATCATCATTCGCATCGGTTGGATCATAAAAAGGTGTTTCATAATAATCCCGATAAGGTTTTTGGTAGTTTGCTCCAAATGTAGTGAATGGACTGATTGTTAGGGTCGGCCCCTGACAAACAATATTTCCTCCGTATTGGTTAGTGACCATGTTGCCCGTAAGCGATTGTATAGCCATATTCGTTACCGAGCCATTATTTGACTGACTTACTGCATTAGCCAACACCTGTGCTGGTGATAGCAGAATTATTGAGAGAACACTGAGGTACTTGTGACCACAGATTGAGATTCTATATTTCTTTGGATTACAGTGACGTTTGAAACCCCTCCAGGCGCACGATAAGTTTCTGTAAACTGAAATGCGTTGCCAGAACTGGGACTTGCTAGGTTGAATATTGGTTTGTTTTCTGTTGATAGATCTAATCCTGTCCATGTATAGCTTTGACCATTTACTGACCCATTAACATCCGTTGTATTTGGAGCGACTGATCCATCGGTTGAGATTCCCATTCCAGTAACAGTGTACTCATAAGAATTACCGTGATAATCTGTAGAAGTGATAGTCTCATTGATTGAGGTTGTTGTATTTGTGGTGCTACTAAGTGTTCCCGTTGTGAAGTTAGGGACAACAGGCTGTGATTTAACAGGTATGGCATACAGCAAACACAACAATAAGAACTTTTTCATAAATCATCTTATAGTTAGCTCCGTTACAAACTGTCCTGTAACTGTAGAACCCGCCCCACCTTCATTAATTCCAGTGATTGCATGAGCAGATGTAGGTGTTCCACCTGACCCTGTACCAGAACCAGCTACAGTTGAAATTACACTACCAAAATTAGGGACTGTTCCAGCAGTTATAGTGCTGTTGCTACTTGGAATCGTATCTGCTGCTGTGAATGACTCCGATAATGACCATGTTGTGGCACAGTCCGATGGTGTTGCCCCACAACCATTTATGGAATAATTACCAGCGCTAAGAGTTACTGCGTTGTTGCTTACAGATAAACCTCCTATCTGGTCGTTAGTGTTACTCGTTCCAATATTCTGCCCTTGAGCAGAATAAGATGCTCCCATGCGTGTTGCCTGTGTCATAGCAGCGTCAACTTTTACGCTTACACTCGTTGTAAATTTTGATGTTATATCAGCATAAGCTGGTGCTGATACTAAGAATAGAAATGGGATTAATTTTTTCATTTTTTTGTAGGATCAACTTTGATAACGTCAGGTTTTGTTGTTACGATCTCTAATGGCTGTTTTATTATGATAGTTTGAGTACCACCACCAGGGTTACCGACAACACCATTTTCACCTTCTTCTTTCTTTTTCTTTTTAGCTCCCTGCGCTGCATTAACACTTATTCCCAGCCCACCTAAAATGTTTCCTAAAAGTCCAGCAGCAAAAGTGCTATCTACTCTTGGTTGGTCTGGTATGTCTATTCCAAATAATTTATTAGGAAGTTTAATATATCCAAGAGACAAGACTAATAAACACCAAGTCAAAATAAATGCCTGTGCAACTGTAGAAACTAAAAAGGTAATTTTTTCCTGATAATCAGGCTTATCATCTTCTAATTCCTTTGTTTTTTCAGTAGAATCTTTCGGTTTCTCTGCCATAACTGGGGTTTATTAGTCATACTATACATAAATATAGCTTAAATCAATGCCAGAGGTACACGCAGCACTGATTGGGGCAGCAGCCACCGCCTTCCTCATGGTTTTATCAAACATAAGCAACAGAAGAGAAAGAGAT